CGGGTTATGGTTTACAGGTGGTAAACTTACAGATTATGATGGTATATTTGATTTACCAAGTACAATTAAAGAACAGTTAAAAAAATGGGGTTTTGATACCTCAGAAATGGAGTAATAAAAATGAATGATATAATAAATAAATTATTGCATATTATTAAAACTGACATAAATATCTATAATAATTTAATCGAAAAAAAATATGATGAACGCGAAACAATAGATACAGATGTATTGCGAGACCAATACGATAATGAAGTTGTAGATGTTGATGCATATCACATTGATTTAAAAATAGAATACTTAAAAGGTTCTATTGGAGCATCTAAACATATAATGCAATTAATAAAAGATAATATTGATAACTTATAAATAAAGAGCATAATAAAAAGGAGTATATAAAATGATAGGAACACATAGAACAACAATAACAAATATCCCTATAAACAATGAACAGTCTAGATTGATTGTTACGTTTCATAATACCGCGGTAGTTCAAGTAATAAATGATAGATACGTTATATTAAATACAGGCGGTTGGAATACACCAACAACCAAGCGCAGAATGAACCAAGCATCAGAAGTATACAAGTTAAATTATTTAGTATATCAAAAAGGGTGGATTTGGTATGTTCAGACACCTAAACAGGTGAGCGAGTTCAAAGATAATATTATTGTAGATAAGATAACAGGTGATATATTATATAGACTTCCATAGTTCGCACTATACTAAGCCCGCAACAACCCGCACAAAAAAAGCCCCGACTGTAATGGTTGGGGCTTCTCTTTTACGAAAACATTACAAATAATCTATGTAAGATTATAATATTGCAATTTTTACAGAATTTTCAACCTAGTCAGAGGGGGTATACAGGCACACATAGGGGGGGGTCTTGCGGTAAAAAACACTCACACACATTCTAATACTATTTTTAAAACTTTTCCTTTACTTTATAATTATTATACTAATTATTATAGCTGTTTTGGTGAGTTTTGGGTAGAGACTATCTAATCCCCCTATTATAAATAAAGAGATTAGTCTCAATTCCCATATAGCTGTTTCGGAGCCTGTTTCTTATGGTAGGGTAATCTTTTCTGTTACTAGCTCAATTACCTTCGACTTGCTTCTGACTGTGTAACTAATCCCCTTCTAGTAGTCAATTGTTGTGTGCTATACGCTAGAAGTGTCTAACCAACCCATATAGCATAGCAATATTACAAAATAATAATTATTCTATGCAATAATTATTAATACGATGTATATTATTTTATGGAATTAAAAAAGATAAAAGGCGTAGAACACAGACTTTATGATAGTTATGATGAGTTTAAGGCCTTTCAGGGCGCATTAACGCCCAAAAGTGACTGGCGTCAGGCAAATGAAGGTGATTGGGTGTATACAGATGACCATTATGTCGTACAAATTCTTAAGGTATACTACATTACAGTGCCGAACTCTAAAGAAAAACGCAAATGTGTGCGCACTATATGTGGTAGTTTTGTCTGTAAGCAGAAAAATGCTAAGATATTAGGCGAAAATGGCGTTGCAGACAACATTTACACGTTTTCTGGCAATTATGAGTCTATAAATAAAATACGTTCTACTAAATTATCTTCTAAAAAGCTATTGTTTGCTAAATATGTAGCCGCAGGTATAGATATGGAAGAAGCATACAGACGTGTGTACCCAAAAGCAAACGATACGCAGTATATCCGCAATGCGGCTAACAAATTATTACAACAAAAAAAGGTAATGCAAATGGTTAAAGAAGAAATATCCTTAATTTTAAAAGAAGAGGGTGTAACACCAGAGTATATTATACAAAAGTACAAAGATATAGCAGACGTTTCTGAAAGAGACCAAGACAGGCTTAGAAGCCTAGACGCACTAGCAAAGATGTCTGGTTTATTTGAAACAGAAAAGAAACGTGAAGAATTAACTGTATGGGCTGGTTTTAGCCCTGAACAACTGGAGGCTATCAAAGGTGGAGAAACCAAAGTACTTGCACATAAAGAAAAAGAGTGAGTTGTCTAACAAGATAGACCCTTGCCCTGTATGTGAAAAAAACCTGTATTATGACGAAAACGCTAGCAAAAGAATAGGCGTTATCGAAGAAGACGGTGAAATAAATTCATGGAAATGTCCTGCTTGTAAATCAGAGTTTGATTTGGAAGATAATATTTTGTATATTTATGGCAGCGAAACAGAAGGTGGACAAGCATGAAAACTAAAGATGCAAGATTAAGAAGGGCTGGAGTTAGTGGTTATAACAAACCTAAGCGTACTCCTGGTCATCCTAAAAAATCTCATATTGTAGTGGCTAAGGAAGGTGACAAAGTAAAAACTATAAGATTTGGCCAGCAAGGCGTAAAAACCGCTGGCAAACCTAAAAAAGGCGAGTCGCAAAGACAAAAAAATAGAAGAAAGTCTTTTAAGGCTAGACATGCTAAAAATATCGCTAAAGGCAAAATGTCTGCAGCATATTGGGCTAATAAAGAAAAGTGGTAAGGAGATTATATGCCTAGAAAAAAATCAGGACTATACGCTAACATACATGCAAAGCGTAAAAGAATTAAAGCGGGTAGTGGCGAAAAGATGCGTAAACCTGGAGCAAAAGGCGCTCCTACTGCTAAGGCATTTAAAAAAGCTGCAAAAACAGCTAGGAAAAGAAGATGATAGATAAAAAGATTTCTGTAGGGTCTATCCTTACAATAGCCTCAGTTATTATTGGAGCAGCAGTGTCTTATGGTATAAACTCTAATAAAGTTGAAAACATTAAGACTGAACAAGTAAAAACTGTTAAAAAAGTAGAAACTAACGAAAAAAGTATTGTTAACTTAAAAGTTAGCGTTGCAAAAATAGAAACGCAGCTAGATAATAGATTTGATAGATTAGAAGAAATATTAATGGACCTTGAATGATAGTATCTAAATTAATAATAAACGCTGTAGCTAAACATTTTAGTTTAGATAAAATTATGAAGTATGTATTTGAAGATAATGAATTAGATAAAAAAACAAAAGAACTTGAAGGTAGAATTAAGTTATTAGAAGTAATGCAAAAAATGCCTAGAAAATTTAAATGTGATTGTGGTAAGGAGGGATAATGCCAAGATTTGGAAGTAGGTCAAGAAAAAATTTAGCAACATGTCATGAAGATTTACAGGATTTATTTAATGAAGTTATTAAATACGTTGATTGTTCAGTTATTTGCGGTCATAGAAACAAAGAAGACCAAGATAAAGCTTTTAAGGAAAAAAGAACAAAAGTTAAATTCCCTAATGGTCGTCACAACTCTAATCCTAGCAGGGCTGTTGATGTTGTTCCCTATCCTATTGATTGGGATGATAGAGAGCGTTTCCACCTTTTTGCTGGATTTGTCTTGGGCATTGCTCAATCTATGGAAATAAATATTCGTTGGGGAGGCGATTGGAATAAAAACTTTGAGGTAGATGATAATAATTTTGATGATTTTCCTCATTTTGAGCTTATAAAGGATTTTTAATATGAAACAAAAACAAGCAGGATATGATTACGAAGAGTTTAAGTCTCAACCTTATCGTGAGCGTAGCTTATTAGAAGCTTTATATAACTATACTGCATACGGTGTATCTCCTAGTGAGCTAAAAGGCGCACACTCAGATATAGATAAATTAATAGAAAATGCAGACCCTAAAGCTAAAATAGCTGAAGTTGCAACTATATCTATGAATAGAGACCTAGAAAGATTATTTAGAGTTTTAAACCCAGATAGCACAGTAAAAATGATTTCTGTTCTTGGAGACAGATTTCTTGATGATGAGCAGTTTGGCAGTTTAGACGCTGGTCTTCGTGCTAGAGCTATTCGTTCTATGAATGAAAGGCCAGAATATAAAGGGATGGATAAAAATTTAGCTGCATTTTTATTAGCGGCAGCAAGAAACAATCCTTATCAACCTTAATGGCCAATTTAAATCTTAATGGTAATGTTAGTAAAAATGAAGAAGCTCTTCATTTAGCATACAATGATTTAATTACATTTGGCAAACTATTTAGCCCACAAGACTTTTTAGCATCAGCAACACCAGACTTTCACAGAGAAGTTGGTAAATTGTTTTTAAACCCACAAAAACAACAACTAGCACTTGTATTACCTAGAGACCACGCAAAGTCTACTATGGCTGCTACTGCTATTATGCATAAGTTTTTGTTTGCAAGCAAAGATGAACCTCAATTTATAGCATGGGTAGGTGAAGCACAGGACCAGGCTGTAGATAACATTTCATGGATTCAAAATCATATTTATAGCAATCCAGCTATACATTACTACTTTGGAGACCTTGAAGGTGATAAGTGGACCAAAACAGAGTTTACACTTAAAAATGGTTGTAGAATGATTGGTAAAGGTGCATCGCAAAGATTAAGGGGTAAAAAACAAAACTCTACAAGATATACTGGAATTGTGTTAGATGACTTTGAATCAGAGCTAAATACTAAAACGCCTGATTCTAGACGTCAAATAAAAGAATGGGTTACAGCTGCAGTATATCCAGCTATTGATTTTGATAAAAAAGGATTTTTATGGTGTAATGGAACTATTGTACATTATGATAGTTTTTTAAATGGACTAGTCACTAAACATCAAGAATGTCAAAAAACAGGTGAAGAGTTTGCCTGGGAAGTGTTTACTAGAAAAGCTATAGAAGATGGTAGTCCTATATGGCCCTCTAGATGGCCTATTAAAAAATTAGAGGAACGTAAACAGTTTTATATAGATTCAGGCACACCTGCAAAGTTTTACCAAGAGTACATGAATCAGGCTAAATCGCCTGAAGACCAAATATTTAGT